AACAACTTCCGCTATGGCTTACGCATCAAAACGCAAAATGAACTTCTTTGCCGTTCCTTCTAATAACGCACTTGATTTCACACAATTAACTGGCGGTTTATTTCCTGATAGCAACGGCGAGTTAAAGTGGATTGACGGCGCAATTACAAAGATCGTTCGTGAAGGTGGCGTGTTATTAATTAACGAATTAAATAACGCACCAAAAAATCTTTCACAATATCTAATGAGTTTATTAGATGATCGCAGATCAATTACATTGATGAGCCACGATAACGAAGTTATTCATGCTCACCCTGATTTATTAGTGGTTGCTGATATGAACCCTAACTATCGTGGAACTCAATTACTTAATGAAGCGTGGAAAGATCGTTTCGCAATTAAGTTAACTTACAACTACGACACAAAGATTGAAAAGCAAATTGTTAGTTCAGGTTCATTACTGGAACTTGCTAATGGTATGCGTTCAACGCTTCGTGTTAATGATGCTTCTAATCCGTCAACTATATTTGAAACCCCAGTATCAACTCGTATCTTAAAAACATTCGAGAAACTTGCTAAGGGTCTTTCTTATGAGTTCGCTAGTGAAGTGTTTGTTAATAACTTTGCTGATGATGAGAAGCCAGCAGTTCGTATGTTGCTAGAAGGTAGCGAATACAACATCAAATCCGATCTTGGATTACTTGAACCAGTTAACGCTTAGTTAGGAATAACAATGTGTAATTGCGGAAAATGTTTGAACTGTTTGGCGGTCAATTCCAATACAGGAATTGATTATCCATTCTTAGATTTAGATACGGCTTTAGCCCAATCTGATCTAAAAAATAAACAGAAGCAAGAAGCGGAAATTAAACGCCAAAGAATTGAACGATTTACTCAGTTCTTTGGCAGAGTTAATTCCGCATTAACACTTCGTAAGGTAGAAGTTAAAGTTGAACATGCCGACATAAACGCACCTGCTTGGTCAGGTGCTAGTCATGTTTGTTTTAACTCTCGATTACTTGGCAACTTAAATACAGCAAAAGAAATTGCTGGATTGCGTGGTCTTGATTTACACGAAGTTAGCCACATTCTTTATACACCAAGAGAAGGTTCTGAAATCTTTGAATGGTGTAGAGATAATGATTATTTATTTGCTTACAATGCGTTAGACGATCAGCGAATTGAAACTTTATTTACAACTCGCTATCCGTCAACGATTGATTGGTTCACATCAACAATTCTTATTCATTTTGTTGATGACCCAAAAGCATTTGAAACTTCGTATGGCTTATTGCGTGGTCGGCAATATCTACCAACTGAATTGTTGGCACGATCACGCAACGCATATAAGTTCCAAGATCAATTAGATGAAATCTGCGAAATTGTTGACCAGTATCGTGTATTAACTTTTCCTGATGATACTGAATTAGCAAAAGATTTAATCAAACGATTTGATGCGTTAATGCCAAAACAAGAAGTTTCCCAAGACGGATTAGCGGATTGGGAAAAAGATTTACTTGGTAATGGTGGCAAGAAAGTTATGATCTCAATTAAATCTCCATTTGGTCATGGTGATAGACCGCATGAAGGTATAGAGAGTTCATCAACATCTCGCCCAGTTCCACCAATTCAACAAAAGCGTGATCGTGATAGGGCTAAAACAAAACCTATTAAAGATGATGCTAAATTGGCAGAACAATTAAAATCACAACCAGTAATTGAAATTGATTTAACTAATCAAAATAAAAATACTGGTAATGGTAAAACTGCTGGTAATGAAACTCCTGATAATCAATCTGCTTTATCAGATATGTTAAATAACATATTAGATAACCAACAGATTGCTGACGAGATCAACGACATCATTAGACAAATTGGTGGCTTACCTTCTCTTGCTACTAATAATTCTAAAGAGCCACAAAAATCTCGGTATCAAAATCAAAATCCTGATGCTAAAACTTTCCAAGCATCTCTATCTTTTAGTAGAGAGTTAGAAAGATTAAAAGCAACCTTTGACCCTGCTTGGAATAAATACCAATCACAGGGTCGCTTACAGGCGCATAGATACATGCGTGGTGATGATTTAGATACGATCTTTGATCAATGGTCAGAAGGTCAAGATGATGCCACAGAAATCGAGTGCGTAATCCTTTTAGACAATTCAGGTTCAATGAGTGGCAGTAAAGAAACTTCTGCTTATCGGGCTATGTATGCGATTAAAAGAGCATTAGATCGCATTAACGCAAACACCACAGTAATTACATTCAACACAACTACAAATGTTTTGTATCGTGCTGATGAAAAAGCAACTGGTGTAATCCGTAATGCTGGCTCTCAGGGTGGAACTAATCCAACCGAAGCAATTACTTACGCAACTAAAATACTTGCTGAAACTGAAAAACCAGTTCGTATTTTCTTTGCTATTACTGACGGAGAGTGGGAACACCATTCTGTTAAAGAAAATAACGAAGCAATTAAGAAACTAGGTAATGCTGGTGTATTAACTGCTTTTGCTTATATTGCTGATCAAGATGAAATTGTAAAACTTGATCAAGAAAAATCGCATTATTGCGAAATTGGTGCGGTTGTAAATAACCCCCTTAACTTAATTAGCATGGCTAAATCAATCGTGAAGTATGCGATTAGTCGTAGATTAGTTAACGCTTAACAAACAAGTGTGGTGGAACATGGTCGGGGGGCTATGTTCCACCCTTCTAACTAAGGAGAATAAATAAATGAAATCAGCAGAACTAAAAGTAGGAACTAAATATGGCGTAATTCCAGCATGGGATTACTCATCACAAGATAAGAAAAATCCTGATCGTGTTCAACGCAATCATGTTGCTAACGCAACTCTTGTATCAACTGATAAGTATGAATACAAAGTTTATAGATCAGATAAAAAAGATGATCAAAACTTTGCGCCAGCAAATAAAGGTTCTCGTAATGTTGGTTATTTAGTTTGTTCAGATGATTACATTCAATCAGGACAAGCATCAACAACTATCTTTTGGTTGGCTAGACCACAAGACATTGTTGCTGAATACGCAACTCTTGAACCAAAGTGGGCGCAAAGAGAGCAACAAGAATTACTGGAACGCCAAAAGCAAGAAGCAGAACAGAAAGAGCGTGAACGCAAACAGCGTGAAGCAAGGGAATACCACGAAAGAGTTTCTGCTTCTTTAATCGCATCTCTTAAAACAATTCTTGGTGATCGTGCTAATCACATAACAGTTGACCAACGCAATCGCAGAGTTGGAGATAACTACATTGAAGTATCTGAGATGAGTATTGATCTCAAAACTATGTCCATACTAATCGAGAAAGTTCTTGAAGCGAAAGATTTGGTGGGTTAATGACTACACAAACTAAAGATAGTTTTTATCTTGAACGATTAAAAACTAAGTTTAATAATAAAGACGGCTATTGGAGTGTTGGAGATACCAGCACTTCAATTTGGCAACCACACACTCGCAATAAGTTTGATGTATTAACTGAACATAAATTAATTGATATAACTTTTGATGAACAAACTTACAAAAGTTTTCAATTAATAATTGTTGGGTTTAACTATGAGTTCAGATCAGTTTTGGACTTAAATGGAAATACAGCCAATAACTATTTGCCTGATGATCAAATTGGTGGATACGCAAATGATGTTAAATCTTTTGTTCACTACGAAGGTATTGCTTACGAGATTGGTGGAGTTGGCGATACACGACAAAACTTAAATTGGTTAGGTGAACTTGCCACGCTTTATATTTATGGTAGTGATACTGACCCCAATAAAGTTATTAAAAAATGCCAAAAGAAATTAGATTTACTTTCACAAATTGTAGATGTGAGAGATGAATTAATTTCTATCGCTGATGAACGAATTAGTTCATACGATACAAAAAATCCATACAACATTAATGTTGGAGATCAGGTGTTTATTCAAGCGCATGGGCGTTTGCGTAAAGGCAAGATCGTATCTACAACTGGTAGCCGATTTAATGTTGGTTATTTAACTCCGTCAAACCATAGTGATCTTAAATATAAAACACTTAGATTGGATAGTTTGTGGCTACCAAAAAATCCATAACTAAATCAAAACAAACTAAAGTGTGTATTGGTTGCTTTACTGCTTTACCACTTAATCGGTTTAATAAACACTTAGACGGACAATACAAAGTTAGGGCAAGGTGTAAATCTTGCTTTGCCCTAATGCGTAAAGGTTCAACAAAACGCAAAGCAGAAAAATTAAATCTACTTGCTAAGGGTAGAAAGCGTTGTAGTTATTGTCGCAAGATCAAATTACTATCACGCTTTCAACCTAAAACTCACGCAAGCGGTAATAAAGGCTATGAAGGGGCTTGTAAGCCTTGTGTGTCTATCAGACAAGCGGAGAAACACAAAACTAACCACAAAGAAATAAGGGAGTTTGTATTTAATTATTTATTACAAAATCCTTGTATTGATTGTGGTGAAAGTAATGTGTTGGCTTTGGAGTTTGATCACTTACATAGTAAAAAGTTTAATATCGGAACTGCGCTTGGTAGCAACAAACTTTCTAAATTAATTAAATCAGAAATTAAAAAGTGCGTTGTTAGGTGTTCCAGTTGCCACCGAATTAAAACTCATCAAGAACAAAATAGTTGGAGATACCAACTACATTTAGAATGGAGTAAATAAATGAGATCAAAAACTTATTACAAAGTTCGAACTGCGGTTCGCATTTTATTTTGGAGTGCGATTGTGGTTGGGATTTATTATTTATCAACTCACATTACTTGGGTGGGAGATCACTATTGCTTTGGCACTATTGATACATGTTATTTTGGTGGTAAATAAATGGGTTATGTAGAAATTGTTAGACGAGTTAACGATCACGAATTAGATACTTGTGATCAATGTGGTCAACAAGGCGTTAGAAAAAATGGCAAAACAATTACTGATAACTATTCTCAGGATATTCTTTGGTTTTGCTATAACTGCGTAGAAGCACAAAAGAGATCATTCTCTCGATAACTTAAAATTGTTGGGTAGGCGTTAACACAAGACTTGTCGGGGTTTCCGTTTTCATTCCCCACTCCTTTCGCTTGTGAAGGGCGGTCAAGACTTTTAATATCCTTAACTTGCTTTGGATAATAAGACGAGCCGTATCTGCGCCTACTCAACTCCTAATAGAATTGGAGTAATTAATGTTTAATGAAAATGAAAAGAAAAAAATAATTCACCAAAGAATTGCGTATCAAAAATCTTTAACAGAAGTTGCTCGTATGTTTGGAACTTCAAGAATACAGATCAGAAAGATAGAAGCGGAATATCTAAATCAATTAAGGGAGAATAAAAATGTCTGATGATTTACTTGATGAAAGTTTATTTGATGAAGTATTTAGCACCGAGCCTGAGTGTAATTGTGAGTGCGGTTGTAAAGTTCCAGTAATGGGTCAATGCGTAGATTGCGGTAGTGATAATGGGCATCAAAATAACAATGGGTTGCCTAAATATGATTACTTAAATGAATTATTTACTACAAGGGAGAACCAATGAACCAAGAACAATCCGATTTAATTAAATCTATTAATTTTGCGAACGAGTTTATTAAAATTGTTCGTGGATTTAAGGTTGACCAAGATCGCAAAGATAGTTTGCCCCAAGAGATTAAAGAGTATTTAGCCAATGAACACCTAAATACTTTAATTACTGAACAAGATATTGAACCTGAGATGTTGGTATGGGGTTTATTACACATGATTGAGATTTTGTTAAAGGCTTCTAATTTAGAGCCTGATGATCTAATTAAATTAATGGAACAGTATATTGATTATGTTAAAAACAAAGGAGATCAAGAAAATGAATAACTCTAAAGGTGTAAGACCTTTTACAAGAGCAAGAAAAGTAATTAAACCGATTGAACTTGATACGCCAACTCCACAGGATATTGATGATGCGCCATGCCAAACAGTTGACCCTGAAATCTTTTTTCCTGACCCAACTGATGATATTGGTATTAACAAAGCCAAAACTCTTTGCGGTAATTGCGATACCGAAATTAAAAACAAATGTTTGTCTTTCGCATTAAGCAATAAAATTAGATATGGAGTTTGGGGTGGATTAACAGAAGTTGAACGAACCAGTTTGCTTCGCAAAAGATACAGGGAAGGTAGTTATGATCAAGTGTGATGTATGTGCTGAACCAATTACTACAAAAAGTTGGTTAATGACTTGGGATAAAGATATGGGATTAACTCTTAATGTATGTAAATGGTGTAATCCAAGTAAGTTTAATTTATCGTCAGAAGTAAATAATGGTTAATACATTTATTCCTTATCCTGATTTTGTTAAATCTGCTAAGGCTCTTGATTACAGGCGATTAGGTAAGCAACGAGTTGAAGCGTGGCAAATACTCAGGGCATTAATGGGTATTAGTCAGGGTTGGCGTAATCACCCTGCTACAAAGATGTGGCGTGGGCATGAGAAGGCTTTGTGTGAGTATGGAATTGCGATCTGCCAAGAGTGGATAGATCGTGGTTACAAAGACACCATGTTGCCACAATTTGTAGCACTACACCCAACTTTTCCTGATACTGGATTACCTTTTTGGTTTGGTGATCAATTAATTCATCAATCGCATCAAAGTAATTTAATGCGTAAAGACCCAAACTATTATGTATTTAATGTGCCTATATTTTTACCTTATCTATGGGCTGATACGGAAACTCAAACAACAAAGTGGGGAACTAAACATAATGAAACTAAAAAGAAAGTTGTTAAACAAACATGAGCGAATGGCTAACAAATACCGATATAGCAAAGATAACTGGATTGAAGTTAGAAACTCTACACAGTTATCTAAATCGAAACACCCTTCCCAAACCCGACAAATACATGGGGAGAACTCCAGTTTGGAAATCAGAAACAATAAAAGAATGGGCATCAAATCGAGAAACGGAAATAACTAATGATTAAAGAGCAAGCAATTAATGAAATGTTAAATCTACGCCAAGCATGGGAACTTGAACAACAATATACGGAAGCAGACGGCAATTCAGATTACGCAACTTACAATGGTGCTATTAAGGCTATTGATGTTGCTATTAAAATTGTAAAGGAGATCAACTAATGGGTTTAGATATGTATTTGTATGCCGAAAAGTATGTAGGTTCATCAGATACTTTTGATAAAGAACACCCAACTATGTTTAAGGATATTAAAAAAATCGCAGGACTTGAACAATTACCAACTCCTGATTTTGCGAATATCCTTATTAAACAATTAGTTGGATACTGGCGCAAAGCAAATGCTATTCATGGCTGGTTCATAAATAATGTTGCTGACGGCGTTGATGAGTGCCAAGAGATACACCTAAGCAGAGAGCAATTAGAAACTTTGCGTAATGATTGTGTTAAGGCTTTGGCAAATCCTGATCGCCAATATCAGATTGAAAACAATAAAGTTTTTTATTTATTGTGTGATTACTTAAATAGTTTAGATCAAAAAATTACAGTTGATAATTATGAAAATCCACTTAAACCTTCTGCTGGATTTTTCTTTGGTAGTGATGATCTTGGTGATTACTACTACTCCCAACTGGAATACACAGTTGATTTAATTACTACCTTGCTGGAACAATCTGATCAGTTAGAGTTTTTATACCGAGCCAGTTGGTAGGAACTAACTTTATTCAAATCCAGAAAAGTTAGTTCACGCCCAGACTTTCCCATTGACTAACTTCTCAGGTGTTCCACCGAGTTAGTTCAAATCCTGACCGCCTAATTCTTTATGTAGTTAATAGATAATCCCCTAATCCGAATTGGGCTAGGGGCTATTTTTTGACTAAGAACCTACTGGTGAGTAACATTACCCACCAGTAGGTTACTCGCCAGTAGAGCGTGGGGGAATTATGGCGTATGTGATTGAGCGCAACGGCAGATTTACTGGTTATTACAGGCTTGGAAATCGGCGTGTATCGGCTGGCACATGGGCTAATGAAACCGAAGCCATGTATCACGCCATACAGGGGGAGAAGTGTGGCTCTATGCCCCCTTTAAGGGCTAATTTGAAGGTAGGCGATTATGTAGATCAATGGCTGGCGGTATCTGACCTCATGCCGATTACAAAGAAGGGCTATAAATCGGTCTTAACTAGATTTGTAATTCCAGTTATAGGAGATCGGGAACTAACTTCCCTGAAGCCTTCAGAGTTAGTTAAGTTAATTGATGATCTCAAATTAAGTGGCGTTAAGCCCGCAACGCTCAATCAAGTTAAGGCTTCTCTTGGCTCTATGTTTTCTAAGTTAGTTAGTGCTGGAAAAGTGGAAATTAATCCTACTCATGGAATTAAGATCAAAATTAATCATGCCGATATTTCCAATGTATTAGAGCCTGACGAGTTCAAAGAGATAGTGAAGCACCTACCAACTAACGGAACTAAACTATTTGCCCAGTTCCTAGTAGCAAGTGGGTGTCGCTATGGGGAAGCCACAGAAGTAAGAGCAAAAGACATTAATTTCAAAACTGGCGAGATATTTATTCAAAGGCGAGTTAGTGATCTAGGCAAGGCGTATAACAAAGGTGAGAGATTTCTAGTGGTAGATGCCACGAAGTCGGGGCAAAAGCGAAGTTTAGTAGTAAGCAAAGCCCTATTACAGCAATTAAAAGCGTATGTCCTAGCAAAAGGCATAGCAAAAGATGATCTGATGTTCCCAAGAACAATACTATTAACGGAGAGTAAACTTAAAGGTTCACAAGGCGCAAAGCCCCCTCGACCATTCGAGAAGGGCGGAAAACAGTTCCAGCATGGAACTCTCTACTCCTATACACATGGGGGTTGTAGATGCGAAGGGTGTAGGCAAGCAGTAGGAAACTACCGCAAAGCCAAAGCCCAAGCAGAAGCACTAGCAGAAGCAAAGCAGGTAGGAAGCCGAAGCCGTAAGGCAAAGCAGAAGCATCAGCAGAAGCAAGAGCAAGGGAGTTTCATCAACAATATGAGCCACATGCCTCGTGATGTATGGAGAACAACATGGAACAAAGCAATAGCCAAGTCCGCAATCGGCTGGTTTCCTAGAACTCACGATTTACGACATGCCAACGCTACGCAGTTATTAAAGAACGGCGTAGATGTCCATGAAGTAAAAGAGCGATTAGGTCATCAATCGATCAAGACGACAGAGCGGTATTTACACCGCCTTCGTTCACACCAGTCAAAGGCATCTGAAAGTGCCAATGGCTATTTGGAGTGATGATGAATAACAAGATAATCAACAGAGCCGAAGCAGATGCCAAAGCAATAGCAAAAGCATCAGCAAAGGTAATGGCAGAGCAAAACCGCCGAGCCAAAGCAAAACTAAAAGCACTAGGAGTAGGTGGGATCGTTTTGATCCTAGCAACTGGTTTAATGGCATTTGGAACTTCCATAGCCTTTGCGCCAACTAAAGCCGAAGCCCAGTTAGTTCAACAAACAAAGAGAGAAGCAACTTTGAAAAAGTATCAGAACGCTAATACTTTGACCGATATAGAATTGGTCGAGTTGCTACAAGCCGTAGGCTTCAAAGGTCAAGACCTTCAAGAAGCATGGGCAGTCGCTAAGAAAGAAAGTAATGGGCGACCTCTCGCTCACAATGGAAATACAGACACAGGCGATAACTCGTGGGGCATGTTTCAAATAAATATGCTTGGAGAGTTAGGTCAAGATCGTAGAGATAAGTTTGGATTAAAATCTAATGCCGAACTGCTCAACCCTGTGGTCAAT